TGGCGTGAATTAGGGTATCTACCGGCAGTCGATCAGAAGCCTAGAGCTTTAAGGATTAATACCACAGTGTATCGTACAAAGATGGGTCCTAACGGACACAGTCTTAATACATCACTCTGTGATATTCAAGCGATACCAGATTCTATAATCCCGTCATTAGAAATAATGGGGGGACCTAGATTAAGGTATCTCCTTAAAGCTCTTAGGGCTCCTGAACTGCTTGATTTTCTATCTAGGTACTTCCCGACAAAGAAAGGTGACTCCGTTAGGAGATTATCTGCATTTCCCGATAAGGAAATGAAGATGAGAGTGGTTGGAATACTAGATTGATATTCTCAACTAGTGTTAAAACCACTCCACCAGTATTTGGCGGGGACCCTTAAGAGAATCAATCAGGACTGTACATTTGATCAGTCGAATTTCAAGAAGTCACTTGTGGGAGCGAAGATTTACTACAGTGTCGACCTTACGGCCGCTACTGATAGATTTCCTATCGCTCTCATTAAGCAACTTCTTAAAACTCAGCTTCCCTCCGATTATGTTGATGCCTGGGAAAAGATTATGGTAGGACTCCCATTTGACTACAAAGGGCAAAGCGTAAGCTATGCCGTTGGTAATCCTATGGGAGCCTACTCATCATTCAATTCCTTTGCATTAACACACCATTATATTATATATTACTGTTGTAGAGTATTAAAGAAGAATTGAAAAACTCTTCCTTATGCTCTACTCGGTGATGATATAGTTATTGGTGATAAATCGGTGGGTGAAATGTATATGAAGGTAATCTCTTCCCTCGGCTTAGAATATTCACCTGCCAAAACCCATATTAGTTTACACTTCTATGAGTTTGCCAAGCGAATGTTCTTAGACGGGGTTGAGATAACTCCTTTCCCTGTTTCTGCTCTTAAAGAGTGTGGTAAAACATATTATATGTTAGCCACACTACTCTTTGAGCAGAATATGAGGAATTGGGTGCCTATCGTATCATTTGGATCAAGTGTGGCCAATTTCTTTGGAGTTGTTCTACACCTTCCTTCATCCTTCAAACGAAAGATGAAGATTGGTGCAGAGCAATGCATTGGAGTACTATCACTAGTACATGGTCTGATTCCCGCTGATACACTTATAAATAAGTGAATTAGGGAGAATCACTACCAACTTCCACAACTCAGTCTGAAACAGTCCTCTGCGATTATTTCAAATTGTGTTGTGCAAGCCTTTGCATCCAGTAATCTAGCCTCGTCCCACAACTTCTCCTCGATAGATATTCCATTATGGAATCTTCCATCAAGAGTAGGTAGTGGGTTTAGAGAGTGGATGACTGGGCTTCAGAGAAACGGGACAGTTCCCTTATTGCTTTTCTCTTTCGCATATACTGATATTCCCCATGTACAAGCCTGTTTGGCTGTAATCAAGGAATATCAGGATTTGCTAGAAGAATTGCATACAAGGGACAGCACCGGTCTTGACTGGTCTTACCAGCTACGTACGTTTGCCCTTCCAAGATCAGAGAAATCTATCTTTCAGAAGGACAACTACATGCTAAGTAAGTCTAGTCAAGCCTTTAGTAAACTCGTCTTAGAGCAACTTGAGATCTTACAGCAGTTTCCTAGCTTAATCAGCGATGATTAGAGCAGGTTCTGGTGGAAGACCTCATGTTGTTCTAGGAAGGAGTATCCTTAGGTTTGGCGGTACTGCTCAGAGCTTGACAACTCTGAGACCTTACCATAATGGATATGAAGCAATTCATATCCAGGGGGGTAAGGTTTTGTC